CCACCACTAGCAGGAGCAGCCCATTTAAGGCCTGTGCTTTCCGCAGAGTCAACCGAAAGAAGGTAGCCTGCAGTAGATGCAACGGTTAGACGGCTTACTGTATCGTTTGCAGAGCCAACTAGTAAGTCACCTTTGGCATCTACTAAAGACTTGGCAATAGCACCATTAGCCAAGTCATAGGCTGACTTAACGGAGTTAGGTGTGGAAGCCTTAGTAGTTGATGTGCTAGCAGTAGAATCTTCAAGTTGTACTGCACCTTTTTGGGATGTGGTTCCATCTTGAATACTAACAGTTACTGTGCCTGATGTTCCGCCACCTGTAAGGGGCGTTGATGCGGTAATTGCGTTTATGTCTGCAGCAAAGTTATCCGCAAGCGTTCTTGCTTTTGTCATTAAAATACCCCCATGATTGCTAATATGTTTTGTTCTTGTTGACCTGTATCAAAGTTGTTTTGGGTTACAGCATTAGCGACTTCAAAAGAAGTAAAAGTAATAATTTCTAATATGTCGTCAACAGCCAAGGCAGCTAAAGAAGTAATGCTTGAGCCATTGCTTGCCGTGTAGTCAGAGTTACGAACTAGTAGCACACCGTTTAGATATACTTGTTCTTTGTTAACTAAGTAAGAAAGAGTTGCACTGTTTGCATCTACCCCGCTGAAAGAAGTTTCTCCACCAGCTGCTATATATTTATAGCGGAAGATTTCAGCTGAGGATGAGATTGAACCCCACGATGCTCCACCCCATACAAACATAAGATTGGTGGTTGTGTTCCAATATAAAGCGCCTGTTGCTAGAGCGTTTCCATCATTATCTAAAGATGGAGCCGAAGCTTTAGCACCTAAATACTTATCATCAAACGAATCAAAACTTGCAGCAGCAGATGATGCTGACGTAGCAGCAGCAGCTGCATCTCCTACAATACTTGCTGCGCTAGCTGCTGCGCTGGCAGCAGAAGTAGCAGCACTTGATGCACTGGTTGCAGCAGCGGTTGCCGAGTTAGCAGCACTGGTTGCTGAAGTTTGAATAGTAGCCACGGAAGCTGCAGCGGTAGTCGCACTATTAGCAGCGCTTGTAGCGCTGGTTGCTGCAGAGGTCTGTGATGTTAAAGCACTAGATGCTGACGTAGAAGCCGATGATGCAGATGTAGCAGCAGCAGTAGCCGAAGAAGCAGCAGCGGTTTCACTTGATGCTGCAGCGGTTGCATACCCTGCAATTGAGGCAACAGATGCTGCAGCTGTGGTAGCACTATTGGCTGCACTGGTTGCACTTGTTGCTGCAGACGTTGCAGATGTTGCTGCCGAAGTTTGGCTAGTTAATGCAGATGAAGCACTAGTTGCTGCTGCTGTTGCAGACGCTGCTGCTGATGTAGCAGAAGTGGTTGCAGAAGTTTGAGATGTAAGAGCAGAGGATGCTGAAGTGGCAGCAGCTGTTGCTGACGCAGCAGCACTAGTTGCTGAAGTTGCTGCAGCAGTAGCTGAGCTTGCAGCTGATGTAGCAGATGTTTGAATAGTAGCCACTGAGTTAGCAGCGGATGTAGCTGACGTTGCAGCGGATGCAGCAGAGGTTGCTGCTGCAGTAGCGCTGGTTGCTGCCGATGCTGCGGATGTCGCAGCAGCAGCAACTTGAGCGTCAGCAAAGTCTTTACGAACAGCATCGCTAGATGATGTTGGTGTAGCAAGGTTTGTAATCTTAAATCCACCAGCAGATAGGTTAGAACCTAAAGTTGCGGTGGAGTATGTGCCACCAGTAATTGTTGCGGTAGATGTAAACGTACCGCTGATTGTTGCACCAGCAATGGTTGGTGTATTAACTGTTGGTGATGTAAGAGTCTTAGAAGCCAGGGTCTGTGCTCCGCCAGTTCCTACAATATCTCCAGTTACTCCGTGTGCTGATGTGCCAGCCTCATGTGTACGAAAATCCGAAAAGTCTAAAGCAGAAACACCGTGTTCTACTGTTGCTCCAACTGAGTGTGACTTACCACTAGTTCCATCAACAGCGCGAGTTACCGTATATGCAGTACCAACAAGGGCGGTTACCGTTACGATTTCTTCGTTGGCGGTATCCTTTTCAAGAATAAGTGTAAATGGGTACTGCGATGGTAAACCAGTGGCAGCAGCCAGCGTCAAGCTTGTGCTTGTCGTGCTTGCATCAACCGCACTAGACAGTGTTGTCTTAGCTGCGGTAGAGCTATAATAACGTGAAATTGTTGGCATTGATTACCTCGTATACTGGATAGTGTTAAGGAATTTATCTTGTTGCTTGGCAATTTCCTCTTGCAAGCGAACAGTGTAAAGCTGAAATATATATTTTGCTGTGCTGGTAGAAGCGCCAGCTGCAACTGGTTGGTCCAAAACATCCGCAGATACCGTAGTTGCTGTGACTTTTCCAGGGTCTACTGTGGATAACAAACGATACATAGCACCAAGACGAACTACGTCTTCGCAAGATGCTGGAAGACCACTAACAGTTAACTCTTGGTTATCTGTAATTACTGTTGGAAACTTTGTATATTGCACATTGACTGTACGACCAGGCATTGGTGATTCTTTGAGAATCAAGGCTGTCTTGATAGATGCCGTGGTAGTGTCATAATAGTTTTTATCTATTCGATAGTTCTTAATAATCTGCCATACACCAGTTGAGTCTGGTAAGTCCCATGAGATACCAACAACATCTTCTACCGCATCTGGCAGTATGTATGAATAGTCAGAACCATCAAAAGTAAATGTATGGTATGAAACACAAGGGAAGGTCATTCCTTTTATGGTTTCAAGGATTGCTCTCTTTGCTTGAGTTCTTGGGAAGATTGGATTGTTTCTTACGACCGAGCCAGTAACATGGCTTGTTGCTGTTGTGCCACGCCAGCCACGTCCTATTGTATTACCTGAAACTCCAAGCACCTGGATACTACCGCTAGCAGCAATAACTTTCTTTAGATAAATAAGTTCATCATCTATTTCAACAATGCCTTTACTAAGCGCTGTTGAGTCATCGACCAACATGGTTAAATCTCCAGCAGTAGCTGCGCTAGTAATCACAGTTACGGATTCTTGGTTCTTGACATAAGAGTTTACTTCGCCAAGGGTTTGTTCAGTCAGTTGGTTTAATGTTGCCATTATGCCTTTGCTGCCCTTCCGATAAGGTCAGATGCCCTGACCGCGTTTTGAATGTCTTTCATTTTTGTTGTAGCAGGTTGTATTCCTTGCTTGCGAGCTTCACGATAAGCGCTTAATTCTTTATCGGTATTCTTTATATCAGCCATTACAGTTAGATTAGATATGCTGAGATTAGCTGCACGAAGGCAGTCACCCCAACTTTCATGGTTTTGGGTAGGGCATCCAGTTCTACACTTCGACAATGTATTCACCATATCCTGCAGCAGTTAACTCTGCTGCCTCTGAGTCAGTAATTGGGTTGTCATATCCACCACGAAGCACTTTGTCATAATCAGCCAAGCTGCTATCTTGTGGTGAAACTATGGTTGACCAAGTTCCGTTACTTTTGACAACTGTTTTTCCCCAGTTGTATGCAACAAACCATAAGTCGTATTGACGACCAAGTTTGATTTTCATGCTTGGACCACGGAATATTTTTGCCATTACCATTTAGCCTTATCTGCCCAGTATGCTGCTGACATAACGCCTTTAGCTATGTTCTTAGAATGACGAGCTTTGAATGATTGACGACGTTGGCGATAGGATTTTGTTTCTCCAGATTTCTTAGGAGAACCAGATACGCCTTGCTGACCAAACCTAATTGTCTTTACTTGTGTGCCAGATTTGGCTACGACAATATGAGATTTGGTTGGATGACTTGGAGTACGTTTAGGTTTATTAAAACCCGATACTCCTGCCCTCTTTAGTCTTGGGTCCATTCTTATTATACTCTCCGTACTTTCCTAGTACCGATTGAATACGTCCGTCTTTACGAACACGAACTATCATTCCGTTTTTAATCTGTATTGGGTTAAAGCCATGATGTGGCTTGTATCGACCCGATGACATTAGTAAGCTTTCTTGCTCATTTTCTTTATCATTGCCTTTTTAACCGCAGGCTTTACTACCATCTTCTTGCCAGTCTTCTTGGCTGCTTTCTTAGCCATAGCCATTCCGCTTGCAGTATAAGGGAACTTCTTTCCGTTTACATTTGGCATTGTTATTCTTCCTCTATCTCTTCTTGTATTGTTTCTATGTCTTTTTCTGTGTACTCTGGTGCTTCTAGTTCCCAGTCAGGAAGATGACGAATCATTAACTCCCATGCTTCACCTTCTGAAAAACCTGCCGAAGCAAATGAGTTGTATAACTCATGAGCCTGATGTGCGTACTGCTGGAGTGGTGTAAAAAAATCTAAGGATAATTCTTCAGCCTTTTTCTTTTTAGCCATGTTCCTCCTGTTGAGAAGAGGGGTGGTTGCCCACCCCTCTTACTTTGTAAACTACGCAGTTGCGATGCTTGACTTTGACTTAATGACGTAGCGAGCTTCTTTACGGTAGATGTTCCAACCGAGAAGACCCTTCCATCCAGCGGGACGGAAACGCATTAACTTGTCAGTTACAGGACCGATGACTGTCTTTGGCTCGTATGCAACAGCCTCAATAAGAGCCTGCTTTCCGAGTAGAACAGTTGCGTATACCTTTGATGTACCAGAACCTGAAACAGATTCAGCACGAGCAGTTTCAATATAACGAACCTGGTCGAACACACCAATTTCACCAGACCAAAGGTTGGCTACGCCAGCCTCTGTGTAGGTGTGAGGTAGTTGCCAAGATACGTTTCCAGAGGTTGCTGCTTCTGAACGAAGGTCATAAGAAACATCTGGGTGAATTAACGCTGTGTAGTAACCACCATCACGTGGTTGTACAGATGCACCGCGAAGCTTTGCAACACCCTTACGTGCGAGAGCAGAAGAGATGTATGCAGCGGTGGTGCTTGCTGAAACGTCTTCACCGTTGAGTGTTGACTCATCAGCAGCGGAGCTTCCTGTATAACGCATTGTTGCAAGAGATGTGAGCTTAGACCACACGAGTGAGTCTAGTGAGTCACGCAAGTTGAATGACAACATGTCTGCAACAGCTGGGTCGATTGCGGATAGGGACTCAAGAGCAAGACGCTCAGTTGTGATTACAGCATTGCCGTATTCATCAACTGTAACATTCACCTTATTGGTGTTGTTAAGTGTTACTGCATCTGGGTCTTGGGTTTGAGTTAGTGCTGTGGTAGCACGAGATAGGTCTGTGTAGACCTGGAATACGACAGTATTACCAGGGTTTGTTACATCGACAGGGCGCTTATCCGCAAACTTGCGGAACATTGGCTCTGAACGAAGGGCAAACTCGATATACTTATCATACGCCGTCTGAATCAAGTTCGACATCGTTGATGTCGTAGTTGACGTTGCGGGTGTTGTAGGCATAATTTCCTTCTAATTGAGGGTTATTGTGGACTATCAGCTTTTAAGAAAAGCGCTTAACTCCTCTGGCGAATTTGCGTTCGCTATACGAGAAGCTATGTCTTGACCCACGTATGGGTCCATTGCGCCATCATCAAAGCTTGACATTCGCTCATATACTTGAGCGTCGGGGGATTCTTCTATCCCCTCTTCAACGGCTTCAATACCAAATGCATCGCCGTATTCGTTTAACCATTGTGCGATAGCATCTTCATCTGCCTCGACATCATCTGGGATGAATTGTGAGATTTTACGATTGAGTCCGAAAGATTCTAGGATTTCTCCAACAGAAGCTTCATGACTTTGTGTTGTGTACTCTGCAAGAACTTCATCACGTTCCTTGAGTTGCTTGGAAAGTGAATCAACTTGCTTGCGAAGTTTCTTAACTAGGTCAGTTCCACTGCCATTGTCTTCATCTTCGAAGTCGTACTCTAGATATTGTTCTGCCATTGTTTTTTCTCCCTTATTAGTTGTGGAACCCTCATCGGGTTTTGCATCACACGTACTCCTCACTAGGGGAAGTGATTCGTAGAAGTGATGACTACCAGACTTATACACGTTACCTGGGCTGGACGGTCAGGAACGGAATCTATTAAACGTCAGGTGTCTTTAGACGAGAACCCAACGATGTTTTATCAATTGCTCCACGTTGCTGGAACTTAGCTCGTTCCTTAGAAGCAAGTTTCTTAGTCTTAATACCAACTGAAGCACCACCTGCAAGACCGAGTGACTCACGTGCTAAATCTTCTGAGCCAGCGGTTTCACCGTAAAGCTCCATCAATCGACGGTAATCACCTTGGTCACGGGCTGCGCCTTGGAAAGCTGCTTCGGCAGACTTTGCCTTACCAGCCTTGGTAATCTCTTCGGCAAATCCTCTAGAGATACCTGTATTAAATCCTGCACGGGTTGCATCTGCGCCGACTTCAGCAGATGTATACATTAACTTCGCATCTTCTGTTGCATACGTGAAGCGAGAGTCGATAGCTCTAAAAGCTTTATCCTTATCCAGTAGATAGGAAACTAAGTCACCAGTTGATAGACCGTAATAATCTTTAAGTGCTTTAACAATTTCTTGGTCTGCTGTTTGTAGTGCTTTCTGGGCAATGTTGACTCGTGAGGTAAGTTCGCCCACGCTTATTGCGTTAGAAATTAAATTAGTAAAGTCTTCTGCTTGGTCATAGAAACCAGTAGGTAATCCAGCCTCTTGTAGAATCTCCCTGTATCCATCTTCGGTAGCAACATACTCGGCTGGCGCTAATAGTCTGTCACCAGGTCTTGCCTTACCTTCGGCAATACGCTTTTTAATTGCTTCATTAGCAGCAAAGCGGGTCTTGTAAGCATCGCTATTGTAGATTGAATTCAACACTTGAGAGTCAGTAGGCATGATGTTATCTTCATAGACTGCGTCTATTACACCCATCAATGACTTGATAAAAGTATCGCCGAGTCCAGTATTTTCAAACATCTTCATTACTGAATCTTTAGCGCCAAAGTCTTTGTAGAATTCAATTAAGTTACCAAGAGAACCATCGGACATCTGTTGATATACCTCAACAACGCCACCAGTTTTACGAACCGTACGTGTGCCAGTAACTTTTGGCTTTCCAGCTTCGGCTGCAGCAGCAGCCTGCATGTCGGCTATTTGCTTAGTTAAAGCTGCAATCTGCTCAATAACTGCAGCGGTTGCTGCAGCGTCTGAAGTTGCTGTTGCTGTATTCATTGCCGTATTTGTTGCTGTTGCCGTATTTGTTGCTGTTGCAGTAGCGGTAACAGTAGCGGTAGCAGTAGTAGTAACGGTAGATGTAGCAGTAGTAGTAACGGTAGATGTGTCAGTGCTTGTATCAGTAGATGTAGCAGTACTTGTATCAGTAGATGTAGCAGTACTTGTAACCGTTGGTGTAGCAGTAGCAGTAATTGTTGGTGTGGTTATAGGGGGTGTTACTGTTTCATTCTTATATCCAACATTAACTGTAGTGCCAGACCAAATTGTTCTGCCACCGTCATACTTAGGGTTGGTCTGAAACTTAGGGTTTAATTCTAAAACTTCTTTTAATGATACTTTATTTTTTGCAGCAATTTCAGAAAGCGTATCACCAGGTTTAACAGTAACCTTTACTGGAACTTGTTTCGTTGTAGCTGCAACATTAGCAGCTGCTGATTGCATTTGAGAAATGCGAGCACGTTCTGCTGCGTCTTGCTGTGCAGCGGTTTGTGTGGCAATTACTGATTCATAAAAATCGTCATATATTGGCATGTTTACCCCAGGAATCCAAAGTCTTTAAGAATGCGTGAAGCCATGTTGGTCTTTTCCTCTTTTGCCGTTTGAGTTGTATCCCACTTAGAACTACGACGTGCAAGTTTTTTTGCTTCATACAAATTCATTGTAGTGAAAGCGCCTTTTTCATCTTGTTGGTTTATAGCTCTTTGTACATAATCATCGTTAAGGTCAACCTGGTCAACATCCATTTCCCATGTGTCGGCAATTGCCTTTAACCATGGGTCTGCTGCTTGACGCAACGTCTGACCTTGGTCAATAAATCTAGATAGACCAGGAGCAAATGACTTTGCTCTGGCTTGTAAATCATTGTTAACATCTTCTGGGTTTAGGGTTCCAGCAACCAAACCTTTCAAGCTAGCCTCAAACCATTTAGTAAAGTTGGCATTAGATGTAGTCTGCTCGTAACCATATTCACGAGCCATCTCATATAATTTACCAGCCATGGTTTCTAGCTTGCCAGCCATACCAGTATAGACAACCCGACCATCAATAGAGTTTGTTGTAACAAACTTAATTGAATCAGCCATCAGCTTGTTTAAGTAATCTTGGTCAAACCTAACAACCTTGCCGTCTTTAATAATAGATTGTTTCATCATATTATTAGCATATTCAATTGCTTCTGCAGCGGTTAGAGTAAGACCCATCCCTGAGAATTGTTTAACAATATTACTTGCGTTCTTCTGTAAGTCTGCAGCAAACTGACCTGGGTTAGTTGCTCTAGCAAAATCAAACTGACGTTGAGTATCCGTCTGGTCGCGATACCAAGATGTGCCTTTGACGATAGCTTCTTGTAGCGCTGGGTCAGTAACCATTGGACCACCATCAACGCCAAGAATCCTATTAAGTGCAGCCAATAGACTTGGGTCATTGTTAATAACTGCAGCCGTAATACCAAACATCTTTTGAAGCATAGCCATTGATAATTTATCGGCTGTCAATGGGACTGCGGTAGGTGAGGCAGTTGACATACTTAGATTAGAGGTAAAGGTATCAGTAGTAGTAGTAGTTGCAGCTGCTGTCGTATAACCAGTAGTGGTTCGAGTTGTACCAATTGGTATTGGTCCAGTAAAAAGTCCGTTATCTGATGCTGGAGTGTAAGGACTGGTGATTGACGAATTAGAACTACCAGGTAATGTTAATACAGTTCCAGAAAATAATGTGCTTCCACCGTTATATTTAGGGTCAGTGGTTAACCTTGGGTTAGCCTTGATAATCGCAGCAACCGTGGTTCCATTTGCCTTAGCAATAGAACTAAGTGTTTGACCAGACCTGACTGTTACTTTTTCAGCCACTACTCAACCACCGTTCCGATAGCGTTGGGGTCTTTAAGAAGACGCTCAATAATCTTTAAGAAGTTTTTAGTTGCAAAAGATTCTGCGAAGTCGGGACGACTTCTAGCAAAGTTAGCTGCGTAGATAGCAGGGTCAAAGCCAGTTGTGTTTGTTCCCTTACTTGTTGTGGTCCCTAAAGATGCGCCTTTAGTTGGACCAGTAGTGGTAGTAAACCCATCATAGATACTAGGCTCTTTCTTAGCAGCAGCGTTAGCACCCATTGTGTAGGCATCAATCTCTTCTTTAGTTGCGGTTCTACCAATCTCAGATTCAAAGGTTTGGTTTATGGTATTCGCAGCATCGGAAGGACCATATTTTGTAGTGGTTTCAGTACGTTGTTTTTGAGTTCCATACTTAGGTCCAGTGCCATCGTCTTTTAGATATTGGCTAGGGTTCCATACGTTTAGGTACATCCGTGGGTCGCCAGTCGAACCAGACCCTGGGGTCTGTGTCCAATCAACAGCATCGTTCCATACGGACTGCCATTTACTTTCTGGGATACCAGCTTGCTTTAATCTTGCGATAAATTGCTCGTAATAATTGCGAGCTTCGGTTCCTTTTTTTGCAGTTGCTCCACTGTACTTAAGCCAAGCCTTAGCTTGAGTATCGTTAATGCCCTGTTCTGGTGTAATTCCAGGAAGCTTTATCGGCGCAAAGTTCGTTTGTTCTAAATCTGCAGCAAGGTCTTTTAAGTATTTTTGATACTCAACTAGAGCTTTTTTTAATTGCTCATCTCCCTTTTTACCTTTGGGAAAATCTGAACGTTTTGGTTTATTCACTTTTTCACCGTGTATTCATTTTCTAGTTCTGGCATATTGTTTAACCACCTCGTGGAAAATGCATCAAACTCTTCAGATGCTGTTTGTAAGAAGTCATAGTGGAACTGAGAAAACTGTTGCTTTAAGAACAACTTTCTTTCGTCACTGTTATTTGGTCGGTCGTACTCATCTTTGAATCTACGGGCTTTACCAACCCAGAAAGTAATCTCTTCCCATTTGTCATTAGTTGAATATGCATGGGCTCTCCAGTCAAGGTCTTTAGTGATAGTTTCAACTGCTACAATAGTTCCGTTCCAATAATCTTTACGGTCTTCGTCGCGTTCTTCTACCCAACCCTTGTAATCATTTTCAATTTCATCTACCATGTCATCATAGATTCTTTTGATTCCAGAGTATTCATACCTAGCTTCATAGGTTGATTTAATTCCATACTGCTTCATCATGGCGTTGCGCCAATCAACAGCTTTCTGAAACTCCGCCCAACCAACACGGGCTGAAACCGACTTCCTTAATTCATCTTCGTTCTTCTTCTGAGTAATTGTATTGTTAAACCCACCAGCAAACTTCATCCTTTTATAGATGGAGGCTACTTCAGTCGAGTAATCATTTGGTCCACTGCCAGTACCTGAAATATCACCATAACCAGTTGATAGCATTCCAGCATACTTAGTATTGGTTTCACCTAGTTCTTGTAATAACTTTGTATTATTTCGAAGAACCTTAATATCATTCATAGTCGAGGCTACGCCTGCGACATTCTTTTTGTTGGACCCGACAAGAGCCAGGGCATCCATTCCCCACTCATCAATCATGATTTTCTGGGCTATGTCATAATCGCCGTTAGCCAGCTCTACTAAGTCTGCATAATATGCAGTAGCAGAGCGAGTTACAGGGTCAAACGTCGCTGAGATAGGTGCGTTGAATTGAACAACAGACCTGATAAATGCCATATTTCCTGCTGCTTTAGCAGCATCTTCCATTGACGGTGGTTGACCAACTCGTCCATTCTTTACCCAATCGGAGAATCCGTAACGGTATTGAGAATAAACCTCGTCAGTAAAACGCTCACTTTTTTCAAGTCCAATAAGTGAGAACGCTGTACGAACTGGATACGGTAATTTACCTGAATCAATCAATGATTGAACATACCCTGGAACCATGGTGTTCTTTACTTTTTCAGCAAGGTTTTTACCTTCTACTGGGTAGCCACCATAAAGAATGCTGGATTCATACAAATCATCACCAAGAGTTTGACGTAGAGATAAGGCTATCTCTTCTCCGTTTTTCTTCCATAAGCCAGTGTTAAATCCGTTGTCAATTAATTCGGATATAAGTGCTGTGCCGAACCAAGACACTGATGGGTCTGCAACCATAAACTCCATTTGCTTAGGGTTGAACTTAATGCCACCACCACGAGGGTCAGTGTATGGTCTAAGAGCTGTCTTGATAGAATCAGGTAACTTATCTCCGAATGGAAGTGGATACTTTACTGATACCGATACCCCAGGTGGAACATCCTTGATTGTTGAATAGGTGTTTCCATCTTGGTCTTCATAAGCTTCGTATTTATCAAACGCCTGCTGAATACTGTTATACCAGTAAGCATTCATCGGGTTGCGAGCCAGTAGGCGAAGCGCAACCAGTTGTGAATTAAAGAAAGCTAATGGGAAGCTCATTGCATAACGTGCTGTATACATACCATTGGTTAAGCGACGTGAAGAATAAAGAGTTTCTTCTACCCTAGTTAACGATTTACGGTATGCAATCTGACGAATCTCGTTGTTTACAACGGCATCTGATACATCAATACCAGACCTTTGTGCTGCATTAATCAATGTCTTCATTTCGTCACGAGCATAAGACAAGAACAGTGGGTTACGTACTAACCTTGTTTCGGTAAGTGAAAGGAATCTCCATGCTGCATCGGTTACTCCACCAATCTTTGCTGCAACTTGTTCATACCCATTTAAGTCTTGAAGGTTAAGGCTAGGTCCATCTATCTCTGGAAGTAAGTCTGTTCTGCCATATAACATGGCATCTACTTCTTGGTATGTTACTGGACGCTCTGTAATAATCTTACGTAATTCTGCATCTGGATACATGGCATTGAGTTTTTCCCTTGTTTGGGATACCCAAGCTGGCATATCATCGCCAAATCGCTCGGAAACCCTAAGTCTGTACTCTTTACCTGCTGGGCTATATAGCCACTCTAGTATCTCTGCGTTGGACTTTTCGCCTCGCATCATCCATCCGACTGGTAACTCAAGTTCGTTACGAACCTGACGGTTAGCAATATGTGCTAGCGCATTCATATATTCTTCACGGTTCTTGCGAGGAATCTTTACGAATCGAGCACCATCAGCACGAAGCCTTCTTGCTATTTCGGACTGCATAGAGGCTGAATAGAAGTTTGAAGCGGTATCAATCTCTGACATGTATGCACCAGCGCCACGGACATTAGGGTCAGCTAATCCTTGGATAGTATATGTCTTACCATCGACTGTAATGGTTTCGCCTTCTTGACCAAGTGTCTTTCTTTGTCTTAAAGTTCCTTGAGTATTAGCAAACTCCGCCCAATCCTTACGCTCACGCTGGATAAGCTTGGCAGTACCATTAATAAAATCACCAAGACGGCTCATCTCATCAAGTGCAGCGTCGGTCTTGGTCTGTAATTCTGTGACTTTGTCTTCAAGTTCATAATACTTATTCTGAACTTCAGCGTCATTACTCTTCATCGCTTTAGCTTTAGCTTTATCACGTGCTGTAGTAAGTTTTGTTAATGATTTTTCTAAATCGTCATAAGCAACTACGGCTTTTTCATGTGCCGTAATCTTAGGTTGTAAATCCGCAACGTATTTTTCTACACGAGCTTTTGCTGCATCACCTTGCTTGCGAGCATTTGATGCAGGGCTACCTGGAATCCATTTTTTAACTGATTCGGCACGGACACTAGTATTGTAAACAACATTATCTATACC